GCCTTGTAAGCGCACAACCAAAATGAGAAATCGTATCAAGCAAAGTGAGACAGCCTAGGCCTCTCCGATTTCTCATTTTGGTTGCTATTTTCTAGGCGGCCATCCTGTCCGCGATCATGATCCTTTCGAGGAGCCACAGCAGGACAGGAGGCGTGATGCCGTTGCCGAGACATCTAAGTCGGTCCAGCCAATGGGCACCCCCATCATCCACTCGACAAACGACGGGGCCACGATAAGACGATACGGCGGCCTGGGATCGCGCTCCCGCAAGCCGTAGACCATTCCAATCAACCGGGCCGTCAGGTTGCCGGTGGATTGCCAGGTTTCCTCCCGGCGCAAGTATTGGCGCACCGGCTGCCCCTCGATCGCCACCGGAGTAGGCAACAAGGATAAGCCTCTCGCGCAAATGCGGGGCGCCAAAGGCGGCCGCCGGGAACACGTCCCACTCCGCATCATACCCGATCTCGGCCAAATCTCCGAGAACTCTGTGGAGCCCCCGCCCGAGAAGCGCTTTGACGTTTTCCACGACCGCGTATTGCGGTCGTAGCTCGCGAATGATGCGGGCATACTCGAACCACAAGCCGGATCGCTTGCCCGCAAGTCCTGCTCCGCTTCCGGCGCAACTGATGTCCTGACAGGGGAAGCCACCGATGACGATATCGACAGGTTTGACGTCTTGGCCATGGATGTCCCTCACATCGTGATAGACCGGGACATCCGGCCAACGGCGCGCCAAAACGGCGCGGGCAAATGGGTCACACTCGCAAAACCAGGCATGAGAAAGACCGATCGCTTCGACGGCGATGTCGCCCAATCCAGCCCCGCTAAACAGACTCCCGACATACAACTCGATCTCCTGATGGGGCCTCTTGGGGCTCTTGTCCGGGGCTCGCGGCCCTCAGGAGATTCATGGCCCCACATCTGGGGCACTTAATGGAGAGGTTGAGTGCCTCCCCTTTGGCCAACAACTTGTTACACTCTCCGCAACGGATCTCCCGCATTGTATGCCTTTACAGGTTGTGCCGCCGCCTGCTACCTCCCTTGCACCCATCTCCCGGTGGGCAGGGAGCAGCTGGCGAAAGCCGGTGGACCGGCGCGCCAGCACCGGGCCAGTGGGGCGGCTGCAATTCGCCCCGCCTGCTCCACTTACGCCGCCTTGGGCAGCGTCATTGCACAGATCTTGTCGATCAGCTCATCCTGCTCGGCGACCAGTCCCCGGGCCACCGACTCCAGGATCTCGACGGCCTTGGGCCCTGCGTCGTCCATAGGCAGGTCGCCGGGCAGCGCTGGCTGGAGCCGGAAATATCGATCCCGCAGCAGTGCCTGGCACTGATGGCCGGCCGTATCGCTTTGGCCGTCGAACATGCAGTCGAGTAAGGGCCGCGCCCAGCGGGCCAGGCCCCAGCGCCGGGCCGCGCCGTAGAGGTATGGCTGCTCGCGCGAGCCGGTGCCGAGCGACACCATGGCGGCACCGTACATCCGGCTGGCCTTGGCCACCTGGGCCAGGGCGCAGGCGGCCGGATTGTTGGCGAAAAGTCCACCGTCCACGGCCGTGACGACCTCACCGGCCAGAGACGTGATGCGTGCCGGCGGGAAATAGGTCGGCGCTGCGGACGTGGCCCGGGCCACGTCGCGCAGGTAGTAGTCGCGCGAGCGGGCGTGATAGGCCTCAACTCCAACTACCCCGTTCCACCTCGCCTTGGCTGACTTGAACAGGACCGGCGTCCTGGCCTCGATGTCGTAGGCCGGCACGAGCAGGTCCGTGGTGCAGTCCGAGAGCTTGGCACCTTGGAACACATCGGCCAGGGCGGCCTCAATGCCGGATGCCGCGTACTGCGGGCCCCACAGGCCAAACCCTGTGAACAGGCGATGCCTTAAATGTCGGGCAAAAATGTCCTTGCCGCGCTTGCGATAGAGGTCGGCCACCGTATTGGCCGGGATGCCTGCCGCCACGGCGCAGGCGATGATACCGCCCGTGCTGGTGCCGGCGACCAGGTCGAACAACTCGGCAGCCGGCCGTCCGGCCCGGGCCTCGATCTCGGCCAAAACCATAGCCGGGATCAGCCCCAGGATGCCGCCACCATCAATAGATAAGATACGCGTCATGATGCGGTGGTCTCCGGGGCCTCTGGCCAGGACACGGCCGACGCGTCGCCGCCCCACGGGAATCCGTCCCGTGCCGTGATATCCCGCAGGGCTTGTCTGTAGGTTACCCAGGCCGCCTTCGCCTCAGCAGATAGCGGCGAGTCGGCAAGCTGCGTCCAATCGCACGCAGCCAGGCGCCTGTCACGTTGAACCCGGATAGCTCGGGCGTAATCCTTGTCGGTGGGCTGTGGAAGATCAGCCGTAACAGCCGGAGGCAACGTCCCATCGGCAAGCAGCGCGTCGCCGATACTGGACGTGTCGAGGGCCGTAATCGCCTTGTGCCCAGCCGGCAACAACAGGGCACATGACTCGCTACCCTCGACAATATTAACGACCACCCCATCAGCAACAATAGCATAACGCATGACTACCCCCACACCCAGTACTCGACGATGACAGCCCCCTGACCCCCTGCACCACCAAACACGCCGTTGCTGCCGCCAAGCCCGCCATCCACTCCACCATCAACACCATGCCCCGCTGCTACAGACTCCTGATTGCCATTATACCCCAATCCGCCCCCTCCGCCACCGCCATATCCTGTACCGTTAGACCCGCCATTGCCACCTCCGCCGGTCGTGTAGCCCAGACCTGCTGACGTGGACACCTGGATGCCATCGCCACCCTTGGTGGCATTGCGCAGGCCGCCTCCGCCCCCCTGGTAGGATACTCCCCCTACACCTGCTCCGCTCCCTGTCCCGGACGCGCCTAAATATGTGCCTGACGCACCGCTACCCCCTGTGCCGCCTGCCCCAACAATTACACCGTAGGCTTGGCCTGCGGTGACCGACAGGCCGCCTCGCACGACAGCCCCAGCGCCGCCACCGCCTCCGCCGCCGACAGGGACAGACACAGAGAACTCAGCAGCCCCTCCGCCACCGCCACCTCCACCACCGCCAATCGCAGAGATGGCACCAAATCCAGAGGCCCCGCCCGCGCAGCCACCTCCGCCACCGTTAGTGCAGGTGCTACAACCGCGCCCGCCACCGCCTCCTCCGCCGATGACGGTGACAGCGATTGATCCGGTTATCGGCGATATCCACGTCCCGGACGTGGTGATCACCTCGCGCACGCGATGGCGAGCATGGTCATACGCGGTCAAGGCAGCCTCGTGGGCGTCCGCAGCAGCATTGTGTTTTGCCAGGGCCACCGTGTGGGCGTCCGCAGCAGCATTATGACCATCGATATCGCTCTTGAGGGCCAGGACCGCGCCGGGCGAAATGGTGGCCGTGACGTTTTGGGCGCCGCCCACCACAATATAGATGTCGAGCACCTTTTCGACCGTCGTCGCGCTTGCGGGTAAATAATCGTAGCGGTCGCCGGAGTAGGCCACGGCGTAGAGGATCTCGCCCAGGTCCGGGTCCGTGGCAAAGACGCCGAGCTCGCGAAAAATGAATCCCGCCGCCAGACCACTATTGGATATGACCACGGTCAGCTTGATCGTGCCGTCGCCTTGGACCAGCATGGACTGGATGGGCACGGTCAGGCGTTCGTCAGCCAACCTGGTCACGGCCTCGGCGTTGGTGCCGTCCGCCCAGACGCCGGCGCCGGCCGCCACCCGGGTGATGACCAGCTTGGTCCCGGTCTGGGCCTTGGCCAGCAGGTTGAGCCCCTTGGTGGTGAGGACCATGCCTCCGAAATCAGCCATTATACTTGCTCCTTACGGTTAGGCGTTCGCAGGTGGCCACCAGGGCGGCGGCATAGACGGGCGGTCGGCCTGGAGTCAGGACCAGGTCGACCACCGGTACGGTCTGGCGGTCGCCGGCCACTACGCCGGCCCAGGCGATGATCGATCCCGATGCCGGTTGCGGCTCGAACCGGGCCATGAGCGTTTGCCGGTCGCCCTGAACGGCCAGGATGCCGACGCCCAGGGACGTGGACTCGGTGACGGCAATGGACAGCTTGACCAGCTTGGACCGGGCCGGCTTGTACTCATTGAGCAACCACAGGAGCAGCTCGTAATCGGCGGCCGCGAAGGTCTGGTCCGCCGGCGGTAGGAGCTTGCACCAGAACTCGGCCCACCGGTCCGCGTCGTACTGCCGCCAGTTGATGATGTTCGCGCCGGTGTAGCCGTAGAGCGCCAACATCTTGGGCATGCCGGCCTGCTTGCCGCCCAGGTAATGCCAGTACCAGGCCCGCACCACGCGCGTCTTGAATTGGGCGTCGGTCTCGCTGGGGTGGCGGACGATGGACCGGGAGGCGGCGTAGTTGGTCAGGTAGTCGGCCTCGGACGTGGCTGGCAGGAACTGCCGGCGCAGCCAGAGGATGGCCTCGCGCACGTCGTCCAGGGCACCCGCGCCGCCCTCGGCCAGCATGGTCAAGGCGCCCTGCTTGAGGCGGATCAGGGGCCAGCGCAAGGTGTCATGGAAATAGGACCACATCACGCCCACGATCAGGCCTCCCCGGCTGTGCTGGTGGTCAGGACGAGGCTGGCCAGCACGGCCAGGCCGTCGGCGGCCACGGTCACGTCGGCGGCCGGGCTGGTCCAGGAGACGGACTTGATGCCGTCCACGTACATGACGGTGCCGGTCAGCCGGGCGAGCGTCAGATCCTCGCCGATTTGCAGCGGCGAGACCTTGGTCACGGTGGTCGGATCGGTGAACAGCGCCCGCAGACGCGCTTCGGCGGCGGCCGCAATGACGGCGGCATCGCCGGCGTCGGGCGTCAGGACCAGGTTGGCGGATATGGCCACGTCCACAGCCGTAGGGCTCTTGACCAGGAAATCATCGTTGACCGGCGCTTCGGCCGCGACCGCCACGCGCACGGCCTCGACCAGGGCAGTGGTGGGGATGCCGGCCGCGCCCTTGACCACCACGTCCACGGTGCCCTGGCCGCGCGGATGCTGGTCCAGGATGGTCACGGCGATAACGCCGGTGACCGACAGCGCCCAGGATTTGTAGGCAAACTTGGTACAGCCGTTGGCGTCGGTCCATTTGAGGCAATACCGCTCGCGCAGGCTGTCGTCGTCCTCCGCATCCGCGCCCTCGCTGGTGAGCCAATCGGCCGTATTGGACACGGCCTCGATACCCTCGATCACGGTGGATATCTCGGTGATACTGCCCACGGTGACGTTGGACGCCGCGCCGTACGCCTCGGCCGTAACGGCCACGGCCACGGAGGTCTGACCGTCAGGCAACACGGCGTCGGCGTCGGTGACGTAGCGATAGATGCTGCCTGCGCCGTCGGGCAGGGTCTTGACGATGCGGCCGGCTGGGATCTTGACGTTGCCGCTGGTCCCGGAGCGGCTAAACACCACGGTGCCGGCCGCCTTGGTGGCGGCCCGGCGGGTGACGCCGACCTGGGCGCAATGGAGATCCAGCCAGGCGCCGGTGGCCGACTCCGGGAAGGCCTGCTTGAGGATCACAAAAAGGAACTGGTAGAGGGCGTACAGCCCCCAGGCCCACAGCTCGATCAAGCCCCTGATGACACCCTTGTTGAGGTTGAGCGCGCGCGGCAGCCACCCCTTGGCCGCGTAGGTCTCGTGAACCTCGGACAGCCGGGTGTAGAGGGCCTCGCGCACCTCATCGAGAGACTTAGAGACGGGGATCGACATCGGCCACTAGGTCCGCCACCCGCAAAGTCATGGTCGAGACGTCAATACTAAAGACCATGTTCTCGGGGTGGGTTGCGTTGATAAGAGTAAATGAGGCGGACAACTGGACTTGCTCCTCGTCCCACTTTTTGACGGCACATGTGGCCGAGCCGACCTGCACGGCCGGGTCGGCGTTGATGCGGCGCGCCACCTCGGCGCACAGAGCCGCCCGATTGAGCGCCGTGGACTCGTCGCGGACAAACATCATGACCAGGCTACCGAACTCCTGGTCGTAAAAGAGCGTGCCCAGCACGGTGTAAAGCCGCAGGGCGATATCCTGGTTGGCGGTATCCGTGCCCGAGCACAGGGAAAGACTGCCGTCGGCCAGGATGACCGGCTCCCAGTCGCTGTCCAGGGCAATGTCCTGGCCGAAAAGATCGGTGGCGCTTATCGTGTCGCTCATCACTTATCCCTTGGTGGAGGCCCGCTGGCCCACGGGACAGGCATCGTAGCTGCCGCTGCCGCCGCCGTCGGAGTAGGACCATATCTCGGGGGCTCGGAATATGAGCTTGCCACCCTGGCCGACCTCGATCAGCACGGACTTGCCGACCTTGCCGCCCGAGGCACCGGCGGCGTTGGCCGCAAAGCAGAAGTTGCCCTGTTTGTCGATCTTGAATTGCGTGGTGGGATTGAGCTGGATCACAAACTCCTCAAGATCGGCCTCGGGAGTGGACGCCCACCGGATGTCCTGGATGAAGGGAAAATTGGGATCGCCGTCATAGTAGCCGATGACGCAGGGCGTGCCGGCGGCCGGCGGGCAGACCACGCCACGGGCCGGACCACCCCAGATCACGGGCAGATCCAGCTTGGGATACATGGGCTCGTCGGCGTCCACGCTGCCGTCGTTGGTGAGCGGCTGCACGTCGGCGTAGTACGTGCCGTCGGATTTGTAGGCGGCCACGATTTTGCCCTTGCGGGGCATGCGGATGTACTTGCGCAGGTTGGGCTGGGCCAGCTCGATGGCCCGGCGCAACAGCTCGCGCAGATCCGACAGATCAATACCGGGCATGCTCGGCTCCGTAGGTGATCCAGGTCCGGGCGGCCGTGCCCTGGATGTCGTGGCGCACGGCCAGGACGCGCAAGGATTGATTGGTGCCGCGCCGGGCGTCCTGGAGGGTAAACGTCTGGCCGGGCCAGACGGCCGGGGCCAGAAACGTCTGCACGACACCCTGCCCCAGGGCATCGGTGGCCGGCGAATGGGTGATCAGGTTGCCGCCGGTGGCGGCCACGAACACCTGGCCTGTTTCGTCCTCGAAATCGCCCCAGTTGACCTTGCCCGAGCCATCCACCCACAGCCGCCAGCCGGCCATGTCCTGGCCGTAGGCGCGCCGGCAGGAGTGCTCCACCTGCTCGATCACGTCGCGGGGCGAAATATTGGAGGCCACAAACCGGGGGAGCGTCACGCCGGCGGGAGCGTCGATGCGACCCACGGTCAGACCGGCGGCCTCGATGGCGTGGCGCACGATGCGGTCCGGCGACTCGGACTGCCAGGCCTGGGTGATGCGCGCGGTGGAGAGCGCCTTCTCGCCGCCGGCGGCCCCGACCTCGATCTGGTCCACTGTGCCGGGCCTGGCCCACTCCACGGTGCCGGTCCAGACGGCCGGCGCCTCGTCCCGGTAGCCGAGCCGGATCTCCACGGCCGCGCCCTTGGCCAGGCGCTTGGCCTCGGCCCCGAGCGGATCGGGCAGGGTCAGTCCGGCCCGGGAGAGCGGCGCGCCGCGCATGGCCGAAATCCAACAATGCGGACAGCGCAGGTACTCCACGCCGCCCACGACAAAATGCAGCCGGATGCCGTCGATGGTCCGCGCTCCCCGGTCGGCGCTTTGGCTCGGGATGGTCATCATCCGACGTCCACCGAAATGGTATAATCGTCCGCCTTGGACGGATTGACGGCCGGGGCCGAGCCGGACGTGGTGGCTGCCTTGTCGGACTTGACCACGCGCTGTTCGGCCTGGACGATGGGCGGCGTGTGCTCGACGAAATGGAGCGACACCACAATGGTATCGTCCCGGTTGGTTTCGCGGCTGGCGAGCGTCTTGAACACCACCCGTTCGATACCCCGGGCCTGGATGTGGCGATTCAGGATGTCAAAGATTTTGGGGCTGGCCGTGCTGCCGTAGCCTTTAAAGAGCGCGTTGACCCGGGCCAGTTTGTCGTAGCAGTCGCCGTCGTCGTCGGAGAGCAGCACGAAATCAAAATCGATCTCGGCATCCTCCCAGCCCATGGGCGTCTTTTTTTTGCCGGACAACTGGTCACTTTGCGCTTCGTCAAATTTGACGTCGCAGGTGATGTTGCTGTTGGCGAACACGCCCGGGATGGCCTCGTCGCCCAGGCGCAAGACGCCGTCCTCGAAAGTGAGGTAGCCGTCGTACTCGGGATAATCAGGCATCGTACTGCTCCACGAAGCGTTGCAGGCTCTTGGCAAAGCCCTGGCCGTCGGTCACGTCGGGCAGGGTCACGGTCAGGGACTGGATGACGATGCGGCTGCCGCCGGGCCGGTCCTGGCCATGCCTCCCTTCGCCGGAGGTCGGCCTCTCGGCGGCAGAAGCGTCAGGCAGGCGGACATCCGGCGGTGGGACCGCCTGCCAGGAGGCCGTGGCAGTCAGGTCGGGCAAGGCTGGGGAGTCCGGCGCCGTGATGGCCATGGGCTGCATGGCCGGCAGCGGCATCGGGTTGGCCAGGGTCAGGGCCGCGCCGACCATGGCGGCCGAGGTGGCCTGGGCCAGACGCGGCCCGGCGGACGCCACGCCCGTTGCCAAAGTGGTCATGATGGCCCGGCCCGAGGCGGTCAGAGTGGAGAGAGGTCCCTCCTTGGCGTCGGAGTGCGTCAGGAAAGGAGTGACCGCGTTAAACGCCGATTTCACGGCTCCGGCCACGGCTCCGCCTGCCGATTTTACGCCGGCGGTCAGGGTGTGCATGATGGCCGCGCCGGCGGCCGACAGGTCGATGCCGGCCAGGAAGGACTTGACCTGCTCGAACGCGGCCATGATGGCCTCACCCACACCGGCAAAGGCGCCCGTGATCCAGGCCACCGGATTGAGGCCGGCAAACCAGGCGGCTATACCGTCCCACCAGCCGGAGAGGGCCGCGCCCACGCCGGACAGGGCGCCGGATATGGCCTCGCCGGCACCGGAAAAGAGGCCGCCGATCCAGCCCATGGGGTCGAGGCCGGCAAACCAGTCCCTAATGCCGCGCCATATACCGCCAAGCCACATCAAAAACTTGATGCCGAGGCCGACACACCACATCTCAAACAGTATCCAGAGCCTTTCCAGCGCGGCTGTGATTCCCGGAAAGGCGGCCTCGACGGATTGCCAGAGGCTCGTAAACACCTTGCCCAGGTTTGCCCCCAGGTCGGCCAGCGATCCGCCCTTGCCCGTGAAGACGCCGATCACGAAGCCAAACACCGCGCCGACCAGTTGCAACGGCACCAGCATGCTGCGGATGCCCAGGGCGATCATACGAAAGGCCACACCCAGCACGTCGCCGCACAGCCGGCCGGCCGCGCCCCAGGCCGAGAGCTTGGAGTCCGCGCCGATACCCAACAGTTGCTTGAGCTCGGCCCAAAGCGGGCTTAGGGCGTCAAGAATGGGATCGAACGCGCTGGCCAGCGGCGCGAAAATCAGCTCGATGTACTTGGTGCCGTCTTTAAAAGCATCCACCATGTACACCCAGAACTGCCGGATGCGGAACACCACCTTGCCAACCTTGGTCACGATGCCGAGCAGCCCCTTGGCCTCGATGTCCTTGGCCAACTTGCCTTTGAGTTCACCGGTGGAGCCGGTCAAGCTGCCGAACACGGCCGCCACGCCCCGGCAGACCAGCACGGCCTTGTTCCACCATTCGGTGAGCGTGGTTTTCATGCCGCCGAAATTGGTTTTCCAGGCCACGGCCAGTATGGCCACCACAGCCAGCACGGCCAGGATCGGCCAGCCCAGGGCCGCCAAGGCCGCGCCCAGCGGGGCCAGGGCCCAGGTCGCGGCCGCGCCGGCCATGGACAGGGCCCACAGCCCGGCGGCCACGGCGGCCGAGGCAACCACCACCGTGGCCGCGCCTCCGGCCAACAGGATGAGGGCCTGGCCTACGTCGGTTTGGGCCAGATCGCTCAACAGATTGACCACGGGGATCAAGGCGTCGGCCACCTTTTTGAGGGGCTTCAAAAACGGATCGCCGATGGAAATCAGCAAGGTATCCCATGAGCCATGCAGGGATTTGAGCGACCCCTTGAGGTTGTCCATTTTTTGGGCGGCTGTTTCGGCGGCCGAGCCGGCGGAATTGCGCAGTTCTCCGGCGAACTCCCGCACTTTGGCGATACCGGTGTTGAGCAGGGCGTTGGTGGCCGTGATGGCGTAGTCCCCGAAGATCTCCTTGATATAAGTCGCCCGCGTGCCCGTGCCCATGCCCTTGAGCTTGCCTTCGAGCTGCTCCATCACGTCGAAAATCGGCAGGATGTTGCCCTTGGCGTCCCGGGTCTTGATGCCGAGCTCCTGCATCAGCTCGGCCCCCTTCTTGTTCGGGGCGGCTAAACGGAGCATCATGTCCCGCAGTTGGGTGCCTGCCTCGGCGCCCTTGACGCCCTGGTCGGCCATTTTGCCGATCATGGCCGACAGGTCGGTCAGATCCACGCCGACGCTGGCCGCCACGGCCGAACAGTTTTTTAAGGATTGCACCATCAGGCCGACGTCGGTGCTGGTCTTGTTGGCCGTGGCGGCCATGACGTCGCCGATAAAACCGATCTGGCCGGCCTCCATATGAAAGGTCTTCATCGTATCCGTGGCCGCCTCGGCCGCCTGGGACAGACCGATGTCGCCGGCGGCGGCCATGGACAGCACGCCCGGCATAGCGGAGATGATCTGGTTGGCGGCTAGGCCGGCCTTGGCCAGATCCTCCTGGGCCCCGGCCGCCTCCATGGCGGAGTAGGCCGTCTTGGCACCCATTTCCAGGGCATTGGCTTTGAGGGCGGCCATCTCGGCGCTTGAGGCCGAGGCCACAGCCGCGACATGGGACATGGCCTGCTGGAAGTCCGCTGCCTTGGCGACCGCCCCCCCCAGGCCCAACATGAGCGCGGCGGCCACAGCCACCACCGGCAACATGGACTTGGCCAGGGCGCCCAGCCGCGAGCCCAGGCCGGCGGCCTCGCGGCCGGTGGCGGCCAGGGAACGACTGATGCCGGCCAGCTTGCCGGATATCAAGTCCTGCAAGGTCATGATGGCTTGCACGCTAAAGACTGCGTCGCCCACTTATTTGCCTCCTATGGCCTTGCTCATAATAGTCGCAAACGTCTGCCACATCCGGTCTTCCATCCATTTTGCTTGGGCTACTTGCCCCACGAACGCATCCAGATCATCGGCCGGGGCCTTATGCAGCCAATAGCGCACCAGGACGGCCATTTGCGCGGCGCCGTCCTCGGCCAGATCGGCCGAGGCGGCGCGGATTACTTTCCCAGTTCGCCGAAGCCCATGCGGCCGAGGATCTCGTTGCCGAAGGTGGAGCCCAGGCCGTCATAGGCGTCGAAGTCGGCCTTGAGCCGGTCCTTTTCCTCGGCCACCACGCAGTCCAGGCACAGCGTGCGCAGGGAGTTCATGGCGTTTTTGCGGATGCCGTCCACGGTCCGGGAAATCTGGGACCGGCTCGGCCGCCGGAAGTGATAGGTAACGGTCCGCTCCTTGTCCGCGAAGTCGGTAAACGTGTGGGACAGCTCCAGGGGCTGGGGCGCGCCGTCTCCGGTCGTGGCGCCGGTCGTGGTCTGGCTGGCGGTCGCGGTCGTCTGGCCGGCGGCCGGGATAGTAGCCGTGCCGACAGTGGCAGTGGTATCAGGCATCATGGTCTCCTTTTGGGGTTAGTCACCGGTCGCGCCGGCGTCGTCGTAGGCGGATTGGCCGCCCCACTGGATGGGCGAGAGAATCTGCATGTCGAGCTTGACCTCGATCTTCTCCTCCCCCTGCTTGGGGCCGGTAGACTGTTTGGTCAGGTGGATACAAGGCAGGGTGTCCACCACCGTGTCCTGGTCGTCGTTGGCATAGGCCACCACGATGGACACGGGCTGCCGGGTATAGATGGAGCCGCCGCAGGCCAGGCGCAGGGCCTCGTACTCGGTGCGCAACAGCGTCAGGCTGCCCGATGCCTTGTAATTCTTGCGGCCGTAGCCCTGGGGAATCGAGCCCTTGCCATAGGTGGGGTCGACGGGCCGCTCGTCCTCGTAGGAGATCTCCTGGACGTCGACCATGATCCCCTGGGGTCCCTGAATCGTGACCGATTCCCAGTCATACGTATTTCCGTTAATCATAGGGCCTCCTTATGCCGCACTACTGGACAGGCGCGGATCGAACGTGCTGCCGGCGTAGACATAACTGGCGTAGAGCTTGATCTTGCGGATGATCGGGATGCCGATCAGCGTGATTTCGCAGGCGACGCCGTTGTTGACGATGTCCTGATTGGGCGGCAGGTAGACCACATCCCCGGCCAGTTCCTTGGGGACGGCCTTGATCATGGTGCCCAGGGCATTTTCCAGGTTGCCCTGAAGGTAGGCCAGGCCGGCCGCGCCGCCCTCAATGACTGGATCGCCGACCTCGTCGTACATGGACTTGAGGGCCTGGATACGCAGGAGCCGGAGCGCCTTGAACACGGTCCGCAACACCTCGATCCACTGATAGTCCGAGGTGGCGTCGGCCATGGTATGGGCCTCGCCCCAGTAGGTGCCCTCCAGGCTGGCGTACCTTTTGGCGGGGATGTAGCCGTTGGCCTCAAGCAAGGCCACGTGGGCCTCGGTATAGGTCGAGGGCAGGGCCAGCTGGGACACGGCGCCGTCGCGCACCCGGCCGATGGCCCGCATGACCGGGATATTGAGCACGCGCCCAACCACCAACCCGGCGGCGTTGCGCTGCTTGGTGTATCCCGTGGTGTCGCTCACTTCGCCGTAAGCGGCCACGACGCACACAAATCGATGGGCGTATCCGTCGCGCTCCTTGATCAGCGCCGTCACCCAGTCGTCCACGTCCTCATCGCTTTCGGGTTGGCGCGCCTCGCAGATAACGAATTTCGGCCGGTGCTTGGAAAACTCGGTGTCCATGAGCGCCCCCAGGGATGCCCAATCCACGCTGTCGGACGGACCGACCACATAGATGAATTCAGGGTCCACCGTTTCAAGCGGCAGGGTAAGGGCCGAAATCACGGAAATGACCGTGGGCACCGGGGCCAGGACCAAAAAGGTGTAGGTGTCGCCAACCACGTACGTGCCGACCGGCATGGTGATGACGACGCCGGTCGTGCCAACGGCAATTTGACCATCCACCGGGATGGTCTTGGTCGCGCCGTAGTTGTCGCCGCCGTCCACGGAAAGCTCGTACTGGCCCGCATTGCGCGCGCCGCTGGCCGTGATGACCAGGGACACCTGGGCGGCGGCCAAGGGCGTGCCGGCGGCCGTGATGTCCGGGCCGGTGCCCACCTTGGTGATGGGCCCGACGGGCGTGCGCACGTCCACCTTGTAGGTGTCGCCAGCCACCTGGTCGCCCGTGCCCAACACCAGCGTGGCTCCGGACGCGCCGCACGGGATCTGCCCGGTGACCGGCACCACGGCGGCAGCCCCGTAGGTGGCGCCGTTATCCAGGCTTACCTGGGCCGTGGCCGTGCCGAGCGCCCCGCCGGTCACGATCCGGCAAATCACGTCGGCGTTGGCGGCCGGATAGCCCGACACCGTGGCGGTCGGCCCCTCGCCGGTGTGGATCACGTCGGTGATGTAGCCGCCGGCCTGGCCGGTCACGGGACAGGCCATGACCACGGCGTCCTGGCCGGCCGTGGCGAAGATGTCGCGCAGGGCGTCCACCAACGGGCCGACGCCGAGCAGTCCCGACAAATCGGAGGACTTGCCCAGGTAGTAGAGTTTGCCGACGGTACCGGCCGAGCACACGCCGGCGATGACGGCGGTCCCCGAGACATCGCCCGGGGTCAGGCCGCTGGTGCCATCGACGATATATTCAAAAACATCATGCAATTGACCCATCGTTACCTCCCGCCGCCGAGCGGCCGGCCCTCGAAGGCGGCCAGAGCGGCATCAAAGGCGGCCTGGGTCACGGCCTTGCCGCTGGCCCAACGCTGGTGACGCATAAGCCCGGCCAGTTTCCAGCCGGGCAGATCCTTGCCCAGCGTTTCGACGTCCACCAGTTCCTCGGCCGTCGTCGTGGTGGCCGCCTCGGCCTGATTGGTCGCACTGGTTGCCGTGGTGGTCATGGTCGTTTCCTCGGTTGTGGTTGTGGCCTTCCCGGCCGTTTCGCTGCCGGCGGTCGTGGTTTCGTCAGATTCCGCCGCCTGGGCCGCCTGGGCCGTACCGGTCGTTGCGGTGTCCAGATTTTCGCTATCCGTCATGGCGCACTCCCTTAAAAGTGACGGGATCATTAAAAGTGACTGTCTTGATCCAGGGCTTGGACACGTCGCGGCACAAAAATCCGGCAAAGGCCACGTGGATGGCGCAACTCCGCTCCGGCAAGGGCTCGGCGATTCGGCTCAAAAATCCGCCATAGGCCGCCCGACTCGCCTTGATGGTCACGAGGTTGCCGTCCGCGTCCGCCGCCAGCTTGGGCAGGGCCAACAAAAAAGCCTTGGCCAGGGTATCCAGGCTGTCGCCGTCCTCGGTGCGGAGCGTCAGCCGCACAGGCAGTCGCACGGCGTAGACCACCCAGCGCATGCGGCAGTCCGTGTCCGCCTCTTTTGTCGCCGGCCGGGGCAATCGGGCCAGGCGCCTGGGGGCGCGGACCAGCGTCTCGGACAGCCAGCCGATTTCCAGGCGCGGCTTGACCAGGATCGGCCCGCGCTGCTTGTCCGGCTCGGCCATGATGGCCGCCTCGGGCACGCCGGCCGTCACGGCCGCAGTGGTGATGATATTTTCCGCCAGGGTTCTCATTTTGCCTGATACTTATTTGCCGCCAAACGACCGGGCCACATGCCGGGTCACGCAGGCCTTGGACGCTTGCTCGTCCGCTTCGGAAATACCGATGAACGGCCGGGCCGGGATGTCGTTCCAGGGGATGGGATGGCCCTTGCCGGTGTTGCCATAGGCCCCTTTTTTTGCCCCGAACTGGTGCGTGCCGGCCCGGATGTCGGCCGTGCCGACCGCGACCATGGACGGCGAGGCCTCGTAACCGATGGAGGCTTTGAGCTTGCCCGTGTCCACCAGGATCTGGCCGCCGCGCTTGGTGGCCGGCCAGGGCGTGCCGTCCGGGCCCTCGCCTTTTTCAAAACGATCCTGGGTGCCGGACACGAGCACCTCGCCGATCTGCTCGGCCAGGTGTTGCGTGTCGGCCACCATGGCGGTGGCCTTGCCCACGACGGCCATGAACGGCCCCAGAGGCATTTTAAAGGAGGTGCCAGCCATTTTAGTAGTGCTCCCGCCAGAACCGGTCGCCAAAGATGGGCCGGTCTGATTTGACGATCACGGCCTGGTCGACCAGCTCGTAGCCGTCCAGGCCGTAGCCGGATGTGCCTTTGCGCATGGCGTCCAGGTCGATTTGCGCCTGCTTGACCGCCGCCTGGAGCGGTATCCACTCGTCCTTGGTGGTGCCGCCCTCGGTCACCAGCGTGGTCACGCCGCCGACCACCCGATAGGCGGCCATGACGGCGCAGATCCGTTTGACCGTGGCCGGCACGGGGGTAAGCGGTACCCTGTAGAGTGGGGCCAGCGCCTCGTCGATCTCGCCCGAGACCTGGCCGATGTGGGTGGCCACCGTGCCCGCGCGCAGCTTCTCGGCCGCGTCCAGGTAGGCCGCCAGCACGTAGTCCTCGAGGTCGGTGCGGGAGCAATAGGCGGTCATGGCAGATGGTCCCTACGCCAGCACCGTGGCGTCGCAGATGCCCTTGACGTTGGGCACAGGGAACGGCTTGGACTCGGCCACCAGCTTGTAACCGCTGGGGTCGCTCTTCGGGATGGGCTTGACGAAAAACGGCATGGGCTGGAGCTTGGCGTCCAGATCGTCCAGGGCGCAGTACGGCAGCCGGTGGCCGGCGTCCGTGGCGATCATCTTGACCTGCTTGTCCGCCACCACCGGCACCATTTTCGTGGTCTGCGGGTTGCGGTAGCGCTCGGCCCGGCGCTTGATCAGGTAGCCGCCGACGTTGATGCCGGCTTCGGTGATCTCCACCTGCATCTTGGCCGTACTGACCGACGCCTCGGCAATGGAGAACAGAGCCCGGAAGGCGCTCCGGCCGGCCCAGATCTCCACCGTGCCGCCGTAGCCATTATCCTGGAGGGCCTCCTGCATGTCGGACAAAACCGCGAACACATCGCCCAGCTTGGCATTGCTGGCGTCCCAGGCCTTGTCCGGCACAATCGCCAGCGGGTCGCCGTACTCGATCTCGTAGGCCTCGAAGCCGCCATTTTCCAAAGCCATGGGCCAGGACACGGAGCCCGACAGGGACAGGGCGCACAGGGCCTCGGTGGTGCGACGGACGGCCCGGCGCAAAAGATCGGTCTTTTGGGTAGCCCAGGCATCCAACCCGTCGCCGTGGAGCACTTGCAGGTTGGACAGATCCGCGCCGGTAATAAATTTGTGGGCCCGGATGGGCATGGGCTCGTAGGTGACGATGGAGCCGGACTCGGACACGGCCGGGATGGACGGGGCGCCGCGCCGGATCACGGGCAACGGCATGGCCTGCTGCACTACGTCGTCGGCGCCCAGCACCGGCAGGGCGTGCTGCGGCCGGTCCGTATAGATGGTGTCCATGACCGGCGTCAGGATGACCGGCAGGGACGTCAGATAGCGGATGATGGCGTCCCGGGTAAAAAGGCCTCTGAGATTGTACATGATCGCTCCTTATGCGGCGTAGATGCCGGCCTCGGTGAGCCGGGCCAGGGTGGCGGCGGACAGCGTGGATTTGGTCGTGGCGCCGATCCCCAGCACGTCGGCCCTGACCGAACCGTGGATGACGACCAGGCCGGAGCCGGTCACGGCCGTGTCGGTCTCCTCATCCAGCACGCCGGCCAACCGGCGGGCATAGGCGGCCGCCACGTTGGTGCCGTTGGCTGGGGAGACCTTGAACGAGACGCTGACCGAGCCGGTGTCATAATGGATGACGCCCGAGCCGCCGGCGCTGCCGACCAGCCGGCCACAGCCGTCGTCGACAAACGTCTCGACACCGTCGGTCACGGCCAGACTGCCCGGATGGACCGGCGCCTTGGCCAGGGTGGCGGCAAAATCCTTGAGCGCGCCGGTGCCGGCGGCGATGACCTCGGCCGCGATCTCTTCGTAGGGCACCGCGCCGGCGGCGCTCTTGGCCAGGAGCAGCCCGGCCGGCAGAACGCCCTGGCCGGTGGCCAGGGCGCGGGTGACGACGACCGGAGCATGGCCGCCGCCCCGAGCGCGTTGATCGTCATAGGACAGGGTTCCGATTCTGGCTTTCATGACAGCTCCTTACACGTGCTTGGCCAGATCGCCGGGGATCTTGCCGGAGCTCTGGATCTGGTTGGTCATGCCGGGCGCGGCGAATTCGGTCAGCAGGCCTTGCGGCTGCCGGGTCTCCAGGTCGCGCCAGTAGGCCTCTTCCTGGGACACCTTCACGACCTGCCCGTCCGGGGCGGCAAATTCGATTTCGCCCGTCGCTGCGCCCAAAGCCGTGGCAAAGGCCAGCACCTTGGCCTTCTCGCCGGGCAGGATCTTGTCCGCCGCCACCAGCCCGGCAAACCGGGTTTCCCGGGCCTTGTCAGTCTCGGCCGCGCGGTAGCTGGCGAAGGCCTGCTCGGTTTCCTGGGTTTTGCCCGTGGCCTGGGCCAGGGCATCCTTGGTCTTGGCCAACTCGTCTTCCAGGGCCTTGATGCGGTCCTTGTCCGCACCGCCGGCCAACTGGGCCTTGAGCTGGGCAATTTGCGCCTTGAGCTGTTCAACCTCGTTCATGGTTCCTCCCGAAAATTCGATGGTCGGGCCGTCGTCGCCGCCGGCCGAAAGTTTGACCGGGGCTAGCCCGGTGATGGCCGGGGGCACGGCCCCTAAAAGGCCCACATGGATCAACCGGCTTTTGTCTGGAGACAGCTTGACCGAGACGTTGCGGTAGCGGCCGGAGTCCACCAGATTGCGGACGGTGTCCGGCACGTCCCGGAATTGCACCAACAGCCGGTCGCCATCCCGCCGCACGCCGGCAGCCCAGCCGTAAGCCGGATCGTCCGTGTGCGGATGCCCGAGCACCAGCGGCGAGCCGTCCGGATCGTCGGGCTTGAACCCGGCCGCGATGCGGTCGAGGTCAGCCGAGGTCAGATCCACCGGCTGGCCGTTCATGGCTGTCCAGCGCCCGGTCCTGGCGCACTCGATCCAATGGGTGAGATTCATGAGGCGACTATGCCCGGGAGGTGGGGAGCGGACCATGCGGCCATGCACGCCTGTGCACGGTTTTTGCGCGTCCGGGGACGTTGGTCCGCGATTGAGGGGATGGGTGGGATAATCCTGGTAGAATCCTAGGTCTAAAATAGGTCTAAGACGCGCGGCTGCCCGCACGGTGCGGCAGCTGCCAATAAGGCCGAGGGGGAGAGATGAAAGTTCGATAGGTCTAAGGCGGTCTCAAACGATCTCACCGAGGCGCTTGACCGGACGCGCTCCGGCTCTATATATGATGTACGAAGCAACGGCGGCGTACCTGAACCTCGCCCTGGCGGGGGTCGCAAACAAGGGCCCGCCGGTCTGGCCGGCCAGGGACGGCCAGATGCTTCACTCGCGAGACCCAGGCGTAGCGGCCGACCCCCGGCCGGGGGGATAAGTAGGCCGCGCGTCTGACTTCGGAGCCGGTCCTACCGAAGTCTCTCGCGATACTTCATGGCTTTTCCTCACGATACAACAGCGTTCCAACGCGTTGCTTTTCCAAATATTCCAGCATTTCAAGCGGTGTTTTTAGCACCTTGGGCGTGAAGGCGGTGGCCGCCTGCCACTGGCGTTGGCGCACCAGGTTGAAAACGACGAAGCCCCCCACCTGTTTTTGCGGTGTGGCGAACAGCCGGATCAAACGCAAGACGTTCATGGGTCTTTTCGCCACTTCGGCCGGGACACTCCAGATTTCATAGGGATCGAGCAGCGTCCTGGCCAGGAGTCGCACATAGGGGGCACGCCCGTATTTCGTGGCCTTCCACTCGTTGAGGCGCTTGTCCCAGAAAAATCCTTTGTTCACCACAACCGGCAACGCAACGCCCGGCAGTGTGATCACCTTCGACCCGTCCAACCCCTTGAGCCCGAACTCCGCCAAAAACGCCTTGACGTAGGTCTCGGGGGTGAGCCCCTCCGGCAGGATGTCCCCCTCGGCCACGGGCAGCACGTGCCTGGCGTCGAGGCTGGCCAGGGGCGGCCGGCAGACGTCGCCCGAGGCGGCAAAGGCCGGGCCGCCGCCGTCCCGGCACACCGCCCGCGTGACCAGGGGATGAATGACCTCGTCCAGCTCCTCGGGCGAGAGTCCGGCAAACCAGTCCTTGCCGACGTTGCCGGCCCATCCCTGGTCCGGATGCAGTGGCGTCTCGGTCTCGAAATGCGTGGTCGGGTCCTTGTAGTGGACCATCTCCGGGATCTCGGATTGGACCTCGATACCCCGGGACTCGACCTGGCTGGCCGACAGCGATTGCACCGAACAGCGGCACCTATACCCATTCGGTGGGTAGTACGTGTCCCAGAAGGGATGATCCGCCGGGTACGTGAGCCCGTGCATGCCCCGGTGGGTCGGGCGTGTTCGGGAGTCATTGACGGCGGTATAGCGCCAGTATGGCCGATCATCGGCCACCCGTTGCATCTGGGCATAGCGGCCGGCCTGATAGGCGGATTGCAGGTTGGTCCGATAGATCGTTTCCAGTCGGACGTCGGTAAACCCGAGTCCGGCCAGGCCCTGGCCGGCCACGCTCTTTTTCCATTGGGCCAGCGTCTGACCCTGGGCAAGGGCATCGCCCAGGGATGCCTGGACCGCGTCGAGCAGATCGCCCTTGGCCAGCCCGGCCACGACAAAGGCCCGGGCCTTGGCCGCATCAGATAAGGTATTCCACTCACTTTTTGTGACCGGCACCTTGTCGGCCCAAAAGGCCATGGCCTCCCGGGGCGGGAGCGGCTTGGACTCGACCAGTGGTTTAGCCACGATCCGGCCCTTTGACGACGGCATAGCGACCGGTCAGATCGGCGGCGAGCAAGCCCGCCTCCAGGGCCGTTTCCAGGTCGCCGCCCAGGTCCGGGCAGGCTTCAGCTAAGAGCAATTCGAGGTCCTCGGGCGTCTCGGCCTTGGCCACCAGGTCCAGGATCTCGCTGGCCATCGTCGTCAAGGCCGCCTTGCCGGCCGGTAGGCTCCGAGCGATCAGATCCTCAACGGCCTGCTGGGCGGCCGTATGCGGCGAGGCTTGGCCGGTCGGCGCGGCAAAGGCCGGAGCGGTGTCGGACTCCCCGGCAGCGCCGGCCTGGTCTGGGTCGTCGGCGTCCGCCACGACCGTAAATTCGTCCGGAGCCAACCCGAACCGGCGCTCGAAATAGACCGGTGTAAACCGCACACCCACGCCGTGGAGCGTGGTGGCCTCCTCGCCCTTGGATTTTTGATCCTCGGGCTTGATAAACTCGAAAACCGGCGTCAGCACGCCCGGCGCCCGTACCTGGCCGTAGGTCCAGGCCAGATCGGTCATGGCCGTCTCGATGAGCGTCTGGTCGGCGGCGGCGTAGTCCGAGAGCACGTCGTAATGCGTCTTGCTGGCGGCAAAACTGCCGTTTTTGCCAACCTGCTGGGTCAGGGTCTGGCCCTGGATGAGCTGGGCAATGGCCGCATCGAACAGGTCGATGATGGCCGGATGCAAGTCCCCCGCCTTGCCCGTGGTCTCGTGGACCGTCACCTTGCCGCCGCCCTTGATGACGGCCACGGCGTCGTGGATCATGCCGCGCAGTGCCGTGGCCATGTCCTGCATTTCGTTCGGCTGGGCAGTGGGCCGTACTTCGCCCACGACCCATGGCTGGCCGAATTTTTCGGCAAAGCGCATGAGGAACTCGGTCCCCGCGCGCTTGAAGGCGACCGGCCAGAGACATCTGGACAAGAGCCGCAAACCGTAGGGATTGTCGTAGGTCGGGAAATGCTGGACCAGGACGAACTTACCGGGTGGCACCGGCGTGGCCGTCACGCCCGTCTCGCCGCGCCAGCACAGGCGGTTTTTCCCGTCGAAGCAAAACCAGCTCCAGGGTTTGGCGATCAGGTCCTGGAGCCGCAGGCCGCCCGAGCCATCCGGTCGCCACAGGATTTCCAGCGGCGTATAGCCATAGTACGGGGCATCGATCACCCCGGAAAAGACGTTGTAGAGGTTGACCCGCTCCAGGTCGGCCACCAGCTCGTCGCACAGCCGCGTGGCCTCGGGCGTGGGCTCGGCGTCCTGGGCATGGCCGGGCGTAAAGTGGTAGTCCCGCTTGTTGAGGGTCTTGATCTTGCGGCCCTGGATGCTCGATGTGACCTTCCAGTCGGCGGACAAATCGGCCAGCACCCGCACGTCCTCGCCGGACTTGCGCAAAACGGGGTCGGGATCGGGCAACGTGCCCAGATAGGTGGTCCAGTCGTCCCGCACGGCCAGCTCGCCGAGCAGGGACGACGAGGCGTCGCCGAACTCCAGAAAATCACGGTCGTTGATCCAGATGCCGTCCGTCATCGCCACCCCCGAAAAAGCGCCGTTGTTTGGTAGGGCACGGCCGTAATGGCCTCGAACGGCTCGGCCTCGATGCACTTGGCGGCAAAGACGGCCAAGGCGGCGGCCACGCCGGCGTCGCCGTGGCGCTTCTCGCCTTTGGCGCCGGTGCGGGCGTCCGGGATCTTGGCCACGCCCTTGACCACCTTGAAGGCACGCAGATCATCCAAAATGGGCGCATCCTTGGGGGCGACAAAGGTCTTGTCCTCGAATGCGGCCTTGAGCTTGGGCATGTGCTCCCGGTACCAGCTCTCGGACAGCATGACCTCCTGGACGATCTCCGGGCCGTATTGCTGCCGGGTCACCTCGGCCAGGTACTGGCCGTTGCCCCGCGCATCGAGGGCCGCCCCGGAAAACCCGGGCAGACGGTCGCAGATGTAGAACAGAGCCTGCCGTTGCTGGTGGAACGGGCACTGGCGCAGTTCCAACACAAACGGCGTGGCCAGGATCAGATTCTGTAATTCGAGCACCGGCCAATCCACGGACAGGTCGCCAGTGCGGCCGAAGTCCTCGCCAAGATATGACCGGGCGTCCTTGGGGAGGCTGGCCAGGATCGGCCCCAGCTCGGCTTCGAGCCAGTCCTGCATCTCGCGTGCGCGCCGGTCTTCGGGCCAGTCCGTGAAATCATCCGCCGGCGGCGACCAGCGCAGCACCGGGATGTTCGCCGACATGCAGGATTCGATCATTTGCCGGGTGAGGTAGGTTCCCGAACCCTGGGACGGGACACAGCAAAGCTCCTCGTTGGCCCCGTCTCCGTAAAAATCGATGAGATCCTGTCGCCACGTGGCCTCGGACTCGGGGGACCAGGTCAAGCCACGCACCTGACAGATGCGGCGGTACAGGCCCTCGCCCAGGGCGTCGTCCAGGGTGACGCGGTGCAGGCTGTAGGGCAGCTTGCCGGCGCGAATGTCGAGGATGTAGTTGTTGAAGGGGTTGGTTTCGCCGTTGTGCGTCGAAATGACTTCCACGCTGCCGCCCCACATGGTCAGGGCGATGGCCGCCTTCAAAAGCTCTTCCAGGTCTTCGCAAAAGGCCGCCTCGTCGATGACGATCCGGCCCTGCTTGGAGCGTAAATTCTTGGGTTTGCTGGACAGAGCCACGACCTGATTCCCCGAGGCGAACCTGACGCGGTAGGCCAGGACGTCCTTCTCGTCCTCCAGGACCACCTCCTCAAAATCCGATGCGGCCAGATTGAATACCTTGGCCCAGAAGCCCACATCCTTGATGTAGGTTTCGGTCATCTCCTTGTTGTAGGAGATATAATAGGTGTTCATGCCGCCGGCGCTCTTTTTGAGGCCGGCCAGGGTGGCGGATTCGGCCGCATCACCATACGAGAGCCCCACGCGGCGGCTTTTTTCGCAGAACTTGACGGGGGTGCGGTCCTGGTTCCAGCGGCCCTGGTACGGCAGCAGCAATGCCTCACTCATGCCTGTCCCCCGAGGAGCGCCCGAATCTGTTCGGCCGTGGCGGCGCTGATGCCATGCTCCCGAGCCGGCTCACCGTCCTTGGCGGCCGCGCCGGCAGCGGCCCGCATGTCCGAAAGCAGATCGAGCACTTGCTTGACCTCGCGCAGGGCGGTGAGCGTCACCTTGTCCGGACTGGCTAGCATGGCATTGAGCCGCAGGCCCACCGCCTCTTCAAGGGCGGCCACGGCGTCGGCCTCGCTCGTGATCTCACGCATGGGGGCGGTCGCCGGCGGCGCGGCCTCGGCCCGCTTGTCGGCCAGCTCGGCCGCCTTGATGGCCACCTCCTCCATCTTGGCCACGGCAAAGGCGTCCATGGCCTGCATGGAGGTAAGGCAATTGGATATGAGCTTGGCGCGCAGCTTGATGGTGTCCACGCGGATGGATGCCAGCGCTTGCCGGATCTCGTCGCGCTTGGCCGGCCAGCCGTACCGCTCGGCCCAGCGCTTGAGGGTCGAGGTGGCCACGCCGACGCTGGCGGCCACGGCCTCGAAGGTGAGCCCGTCCACGCACCACAGCTCCTCGGCGCGCTCCACGGTCTCCATGGGGTGCTCGCGGCGACCCGGCAAGCCGGTCACGGTTACAGCCCCAGATGGTGGTTGATGACGGCGATCTCGGCCTCGGCCGCCCGCAGCTCGATGACGGCCTGGGACAGGGACACGGCCTGGGAGGCGAGCTGCTCGTCGTCGATGGCGTCCACGGGTAGCGTGGGCAAAAGCAGCAGGCGCAGCGAGTCGCGCAAGCCGGATGCCCGGATGCGCAATCCCTTGGCGGCAAGATCTTTTTCGGCCCGCTGGCCGACCATGGCGGCGCGCTCAAGGTCCATTTACATCCCTCCCCCCAGCCCACCCAACATGGGGCTGTTGCCCTTTTCGAGGCGGCCGGCCGGGCAATATTGGTTCGTGCAAATGGCATCCACCAGCCGCTGCATGACTTGGGTGTTGAGCACGACTTGGTCATTCAAGCTGGCGGCCAGGGACTGATACGCCTCCACCAGTTTGACGTTGTCCTGGTAAAATTGCGTGGTTCTCCGCAGGTCCTCGCCGTACGCCTTGAGAATGCGGTCCATGTCCTCGCGGTAGCGGCCCAGGTCCGCGCGCCGGCGGTGGTCCTCCACTTGCCAGAGCACCACGATGAGCCCCACCAGCCCCATGGGAGTGAGCGTCATCAGGGCGATTACGGTCACCAGCGTTCCCGGGGGCATGGCGGCCACGAGCTTGATGAGGGCCACCGCCAGCGATTGATCCATGGTTTACCGACTCCCCTGGATGGTGCGCACGATGCAGTACAGGCCGATCAGGGTAGTGATGCACACCTGGGTGATGGGCGGTAAGCCGGCAAAATGCCCGGCTCCCAGGGCGGCGATGCCGCCGACGGTGGTCCACAGCCGGCTGGAGCGCAGCCGGGATTCGGCCGCCACAAGCGTTCCGGCCACGGCCGGCATGTCCGACACCGCCGCGCACAGGCCGGCCAAGGGATCGGTCGCTCCCGCCGGTACCGTCGCTGGCTCGGCTTTGGTCGGCGCGTCCGGGGCCACAACGTCGGGGGCCGCAACCGGAGCCGGTTGCACGACGGCCGGAGCAATGCCGGGGATGGACTCCACCAGCCCGGCCAGAACCGACACGGCGGCGCGCAAATCCGCAACCTGCAAGCCACCGCCCGGCTGGATGGCCGCCGGGGTGGCCACCGGCTGGACAGCCGCCGGGGCGACCGGCGCGACAGGGGGTTGTGTTACGGTATCAGGCATAGCCACTCCTTTTATTTGGGCCAGACGCCGCCCAGGATATTCAAGACATCGTTCACGTAGGCCTGGTTTTCATACTGGCCGTTTTCGAGCACGCGCGGAGAGCCGGCATTGTAGGCCGCGACCACGCCGGGCCAGCCCGCCGTGGCCAGATAACGGCTGGCCAACCCTTTCAGATGCCGGCAACCGAATTCAAGGTTGATGGCCGGCTCATAGAGCCCGCCCAAAAATACGCCGACATAGCCACATTCGCGGGCCACAGCCCCCATGACCTGCATGTAGCCCCAGGAACTTTGTTGTCCCCACCATTCGGCGTCCCTGTCCACACCCGCAGGTGCCGGGAAATCCTTCGGGGGAAACTTGGAGAGCAATTCCTGTTCAGTAAGTTTCCGAAAAGGTCTTTTCTGCTTGATATCCCAAAGATATCGGTATCCCGGTTCGGGGTTCCAGGCCCAGACGCGACCACCGGATTCCTGGATCACCAACGCCCTGACCAGGATTGGCAGCAGCCCTTTGGCCACAGCGGCGGCCTGGATCAGATCCTCAACGCGATCTTCGAGCTTGACGTCCGTCACCGGCATGTCACACCCCCAACAGGGCCAGCACGCCCATGGTCGAGGTCACGGCCGTTCGCACCGTCGCCCACAGCGATTCGGCCGCACTGATGTCCTTGGCGATCACGGCCGCGTCGTAGGTGCCGGCCAGCTTTTCCAGGGCGGCCAGCACCGGCTCGGCCTTGGCCTCGATGGCCGCCACCTTGGCCGGCAGTTGCGCCTTGAGCGTGGCCACGTCGGCCTTGATCCGGACCAGGGTGGCGTCAACGTAGGCCCTGGCGACCTGGATCTTGGCCAGGGCCGGGCTTGTCTGCTCCGTGGATGTGATGCCCGCGCAGCCCGTCAGCATCGCCAGCAACGCCAATATGGCAAAATGTCGCATGATATCCTCCTTACCAGGGCTTGGGCCCTTGCCCGTCATAGGGCTTGGCCAGCCCGCGCCGGATCAACTCGCCGGCCAGATCCCGCGTCTCGCCGTCCACCACCACGTCCACGTCGGCCAAAAGGCGGAAATACTTGTCGCGCCGCACGTTACGGAGCGTCACGGGTTCGCCTGACCGCAGATGCTCGACCAGCCAATCCCGGGCCAGCAGGCCCATGGCTTTGATTTCCGGGCGTTTGTCGTGGATTTCGGCCGCATCGACGCCGGCCACGCGCACCTCGACGGGCGAGACGATGGCTGGCCAGCCGGGCACGGTCACGGTGATGGTGTCCCCGTCGTGGACGTGGTCCACCACGGCGGCCACGGTGGCGTGGTACACGTGCTCCTCGCTCCAGGCCGCCACGGGGGCGACGGCCTGGAGCAGGAGCAGGGCAGCGAGCAGCAGATGGGGGAATCGGGTGCGTTTCATGCCGCCCAATCTAGCGGCGGCGGGGGCAGATGTGGAGCAATCCGTGCACATCGGTGCACGGTTTATTCCGGATTAATTCGGATTAATTCGGGTTAGCGGACGGTGACCCGGCCCTGGTAGTGGCCGGACTTGTCGTAGATTTTGATGGAGTGACCCTGACGGACGGTTTTGCCCTGATAATGGCCGGATTTGTCATAAGATTTGGTCTGGCCCTGGCCGCTTCTGGTGGTCCGGCCCTGGTAGCGCCCCGAGGCGTCGTAATACTTGGCATCCTGCTGGGGAGTATCGCCGGAGCTGGCTGCCATAGTGGTGAGCGGCGCAGTAGCGGCCAAGACGAGGGCAGTCAGGATCGAGGCGATGGTACGGCGGGTGGACATGGCAGGCTCCTTGGTGCGACTTGGGCTAGTGAGATGGGCATTCCTTCCGCCAATCTTCACTAATGGCCATGTTTTCAATACGCTCCGGCAGCAACTTGATATATTTCTTTTTCAGTTCGGCTGTACGGGAATCCATCGACTCATTATGACGGCGGGCGAAGTCCAGAAATCTTTTGTCATCCGACAGGAGCCGCAAGGCGCTCGTTCGTACATACGCCTGCGTTTTACCACGGACAATCTGCCCAAACTCATTTCTGACACCGATTCCCTCGACAATATACAGCAGGTCAGCACATTCTTTGCTGTAAAAATACCGTTGCAGTATTTTGATTTTTGTCCCTGTAAAAAACTTAACCGCCCCTTGTCCCGATTGGTTTGATGTCTGCGGAGTTAGCGTCCCTACCACATCGGACTCCAGGACGATCGCATCGCCCGGCTTGCGCCCATGCTGGGGATCAAAACCCATGCTGCAATCCAGATCATGCACCACAGCTTGGAGGTCGCTAACAAAATCGCAGTACGGCTTGAGATACTTATCTTTTTCCGTATTTCCACCAGTCAAAGCCGTTTTTTGTGTCTGACTGCCATCAAGGTCAACCTTGACAACTCGCTCTATCGGATTTCCATTATCCTTATTGAGGGGGGCAGGTTGTTCCTGCTTGACCTGAGTGGTCTGTTCTGGATTGACAACCTCTGGTTTATTCTGCGGCTGCTGTTGTTTTGGGTGTTCCATGGAACTAGTTCCAAGCAACATGCTCAAGAAGGCAAACAAGGCATACCAGCCAAAGGCCCGAGCCCTAGTCCGCTTTTTTCCCCATCGCAGCACAAGCGTAGGCTTGATCAATCCAAGGATCATACAACAAAGAGCGGCCATAAAAATCCAAGCAAACAACGTTGCCATGACATCCCCCCCTCTGATGTGCCTTGTCTATCAAGAAACTGATATACCTGCAAAGGCTGTTCACGGCTTGCGCCGCGCCGCTTCCAACCGCACACTGGCAGTCGTGATGCGGATGGGCGGATCAGGATGGCGCGACAGCCGACCTTCGTCCATTAAATCATAGACTTGGCGGCGACTTATATTCAGGCAAAATTCTACTTCGGGGATGGTGAGCAGCAATTTTTTTGCGATAAGCTCCTCGGCGGATACGGCCGGCAGCACGGCAAAGGCAAGCCGTTTTGCCTGACTGGGGATAGGCAACAGCAGCTCAAACCCCGCCGGATCAACGAGGCTGCATCGCTTGCCGCAGCCCAGGCAGATATACCGGCCCTCGCGCACCATCCACCGGGCCTTGGCCGATCGGGTGCAACCCAGGCCTTCATACACGCGTCCCTCGACACGGCCATGATACGGCGCCCAGCCATGGGACAACAGCCGCAGCATGTCGTCAAAGACCGCGCTCATACGCGCCCCCGCAGGGTATCCAGGGCCACCGGCTCGTCACGGCCGACCACCGGGGCCCACCAGCGGCCGTCGATACCAAGGATCGGCGCGCCGCACAAAAACGTCCGCTCATACAGGGGCTCCCCATCCAGCCCGACCCGGCCGGTCGGCACGGACACCCGGTCGCCCCGGTGATAGGGCAGCGCCGGGGCATCCTGGAGAGGGGGCCGCCCTGTGATCAACCCGGACAGGACGCCGGCCAGCCCGGCCGGCGTGAAAAACTGGTACTTGTCGCCGCCGGGACTGTGCCAGCAGCCGTCCAGGCGAAGCCGGTACGCCCCGGCCGGACCGTCCCAGGACGAGGCGTCAAACAGCTCGACCTTGACGGTCTTTTTGCCCTGCAACTTGAGCAATATTGCGGTTGATTTTCGGCGTTTTTCGCTCATGGCTGGACATCCCCTCGTATCAACCAATGTGAGATACTGCGGCCGTCGCATACAGGGCGGCCACCTCGGCCGCCTGCCGCTGCCACAGCGTCCGACAGGACTTGCAGCGCCGCTTGTCCGTGGCCCGGCACCGGGCGCAGGCCACGCGCTCCAGGGCCGCGTGGATCGCCGTCAGTGTGGGCGGCTCGGCGCCCGGCGCGGCCGGCGGCGTATCGGCCAGGGCTGCCCGCATGCGGGCCATTTGCCGGGCCACGTTGCCGGGGTAGCGCCCGGCCAGCACTTGCAGCGCCACGCTTTTGGTGATGCCACACGCCTTGCAAAACGCGTAAATGCTTCGATGGCGGGCCAGGATGGCGGCCCGCAACGCCTCGCGCTCTTCCTGCATGCGGCATCAGCCCTGGCAGGCCGCTGCCGTCTCCCGAGTGGCCACGTTGGTGCCGCCCGGCTCGGGGTCAATGCCGGCCCGTCGGCACCGGGTCCAAAAATCCTTGGCCAGGGTGGCCAGGGCGGCCGGATCGGACAGCCAGACGAATTTTTCGACGTCAAATTGCTTGGATACCCGGGCATCCAGGCTCTTGGGCTCGTAGCCGAGCAGGCACCACAGTATGACCAGATACCGCTTCTCACGGGCCAGCGGCCCGTCCGGGATGTCCAGGCGCTCGTACCCGTCGGGCTTGTCGCCCTTTTTCCAGCCGCGCAGGCGCTTGGGCAACAGCGGGATGTCCACGGCGGCGTGGTTGGGCAGCCATTTGACGGCCAAAGCGTCGAGCACCTGGTTGCGCTGCCCGAGCGTCAGCTTCGACCATGTCGCCGGCGGGCACTGACAGATGGAGCCGAAGAGGTCAGCGAGCACTTCACGATCATCCTCGTAAGACAGTGTCGTGGCGGGCAATAGCGATCCGAAAAAGATCTTGGACTGCATGTTGTAGATGGCCGCGCAGGTGATAACATTTTGCCGTGGCATGGTCTCAACTCGCTTTTTGCTTGGGGCGTTTCTGTACAATGAAGCAGCTACGGGCTGGGATGTTGCCGGGCAGGTGGCACAGTTGCTGACAGCCCGGACAAACGACCTTGCCCTCGAAGAGGACGGCCGGATGGTTGCCGGTGTTCTTGCAGTCCTTGTAGCCTTCCTGCACCTGGCACAGCGGTGTTCCCTGGGCCAAAGTGCGTACCAGTTCAAGATACATGCTCGCCTCCTAGGCGTCGCAGCCCGGCAAAGGTCTGCGCACGGCCACAATACCCCCGGTGCCCAGGCATACTTCCTGGCGCCCGACCGTGCCGTCATGTTTGAGCTTGCGCCCAATGCTGGAGCCATTCCGGTAGACGATAACCAGGAGGATCAGCCCCTTGTGGTGCCGGCTGACGACCACGTCACCCGGCCGCATACGGTCTCCCATGGCATTACCCCGCTAGCCGTTCGGCGTCGGCCTCGCCGGCCTCCTCCAGAAATCGCAGCAATTCCCGGTGATCCGTGAACCATCGGGAGACCATCCGCCGCATGAGGCCGGCACGCTCGCCCTTGGCCCACAGGCCGACTACCGGCACGTCGCAGGCAAAGGCCGCGCCGACCTCGGCCCAGGCGTCCGTGCCCGCAGGGCCGAGGTAGATGACAAGATCGGAGCGGCAAGCGCCGTCGAGGTCGAAGCGAAACCGAGCATGGCCGGCCGGGGACTCGATCCAGGCGTCCTGATCCAGGTGGACGGACACGGCAGGCCCCTCATTCCGCCGCCACTCCTCGATCCAGGACACCACGGTGTGGCCGTTGTCCTCCAGGAGGTCGGAGAGCAGTTCCACGGCGTGCTGGTTGCGCCAGGATGAGGCGATGTAGATCCGCATGGTTGATTCCTTGGCTGCTCATCAGGCCGGACGCGCCACCGTCCGACGACCGCCCGCGCGGGGCGGTTTCGCAGGACTATGCCGCATCCTCCTTCAATTCCTCACTTTTTAATTCGTAATAAAACTCGTCCTCCGCCACCTTGTGGACGCCGACGGCTGCCAACCGGTCTTCGGGCCAGTCGCGCATCTGTTCCTTGTCCACCTCGACCTTGGTCCGCAGCGCCTCACTGTAGGGTCTTCCCTCGGGATCGGCGGCCAGCTCCTGGAGTCGCTCCAGCACCAGTTTCCAGGTCCATTTTGCCAACGTCTTGAGCTTGCTGGACTGGCGAAACCCAAACAGCCCGAAGGTCATTTCCAGTGACTTTTTCTTTGGGAACAGTTCGGCCTTGCGGGCCACGGCGAAATTGGCCAGTGCCGCCTCCAGGTCCTTGACCCGGGCGGTCAACGGCGTGGATTGGGCCTTGGCCTCGGCCTTGATGGTGTCGATGGCGTCGTTCATGACGCCTTCCACGGCAGCCAGATCGCGCCGCAGCCCCGCCAGTTCGGCCAGGGCCGCGTCGGCCTCCTTGAGGTCCGCCAGCACCGTTACTTTCGGTTTTTCCCTAGCCATTGACTTTCTCCTCCTTACTTCTCGGTTGGGGTGTTCGGGGCCGGACCGGTCCGGGATCGCGGACCAGCACCATCACCTTCCGGCGGCGCTCCTGGAAGCCGATACACTCCAGGTAGCCGTTGCGTTCCAATAATTTGACCAGGTCGTCCGCCACATCGGGATGACAGCCGCATAAATCCACCACGTCCGCCCGGGTGAACCGGCGTAACCGGCGCATGGCCGCCCAAGCCCGGTCCCGTGACGCATCGGCATGCCGCATGACCGGCCGCGCAGCCGGATGGGCCGTTGCCACCACGCGGTAAGTCGGCTCTCGCGGCACCGGGCCGGGTTTCCCGACCGGGCTGGACGGGCGGGTGTCCTCGATCAGCTCCAACCGTCCCTCGGCCGCGAGCTTGTCGAGCACGCGCAACACCTTGCGACGCGGCAAGCCGGTCGCGGCCATGGCCTCGGCCAATGATACCGTTTCCAGCCCCGGCAGGATTGCCAGCACGGCTTCCAGAACCAGCATCGGCCCGGCCTGACCTTCCAACTCCCGCGCCGCCGCCGACAGCTTTCCCGGGAGAGATACCGAGGTCTGTTCGCTCGCAGGCGCAAGCGGCCCATGGTCCTTAAGCAGCATGTAGCCGTTACTCCGGAGAATCAGACGACCTGACGCCACCAGTTCCGCCAAGAAAGCCTCGGCTTCCGCCACGGAGACGTCGGCGAGCTGCTCGACATCCTCCGCCGCCACGGGCGGCGGCAGTTTGCGGACTACCGTCCACATGCGTTGGCGGGAATCGGGCCGCATGCTATGATGCCTCCCGCTCCCGGGTTTCCTTGACCGTGATCCGCTTGGAGCCGTTCATCTTGGCCCGGTTTTCCAAGCCTTTGAACGCCACGATGGACTTGCGGAAGTTGCCGCCCGTGCGTTCAACCACTTTCCCGATCACGTCTTCGTCCACCGGGATTTCCATGCAGGTCCGGCAAAACGAGTCCAGGTCCTTGGTGGACAGGGGCTTGAATTCCGTGATGTAGAGGAAGCGGTCGAAAAACGGCCCCATGCGCTTGAGGCGGCTCACGATGCCTTCGTGTCCGATAAGCAGGAAAGGATTTTCGGTCAGGTCATGCAGGTCGCGGATGGCGTCCAGGCAGGTCGTTGGCGGCATGTTGGACTCGTCGATGATGACGAGCCTGGGCCGCTGGCGCAGCTCTTCCATCACCCCCATGAACAGGTCCTTTTTGTGCTTTGCCGGCGTCAAGCCCAGTTCTATGGCCAGTTCTTCCAGCATCCATTTCGGCGACCACAAGGACTTGCTCCGCACATAGACCGAGCCGTTCTGGCTGGCATACCAGATCGCCGTACGGGTCTTGCCCAGACCGCGCATGCCATGCACCAACGCCAGTCCCGGCACGCCGGCCTCGGTGCGTTCCAGGCTACCGGCCGCCTCGACAAACGCGGACACGTTGGCCGTCTCCACAAACTTGTTGCGCATCAAAAGCTCCTTTTGAGATTCTCGCGGCCTTCGTTGTCGGCGCGAAGCCGCAAGATGGCCTGGATTTGCGGCCCGAAGTTGATGAGCAGGGTGTCCTTCCACTCCACTTCGTCAGGGGCCAGACGGCGCATGGCTTCCTGCTCGCAAAGCCAGTCCCATGCGTCGATGGACTTCTCGAAATAGGGGCGGTCCGCATCGGAGGCGGGCTCGGGCGCGGCATCCTTGGCAAAAGCCACTCGCACCACGTTTTCCGGCAGCGCTGGTTCAGGCGTGAGGTCCATTTCCTGGGCCAGGCCCAGGGGTTTTTCAGGCGTTTCGAGGGCCTTTTTGGCCTCAAGCACGGCCGGAGCCTTGGTCTCGGGGCGCAGGCCCACCACCTTGGGCGGCTTCAGCTCGCCCGTGGGCAGCAGCACCGTCAGCGGGTCTTCCACTGTTTCGGAGAGGGTCCGCAGCGCCCGCACGGTGTCCTTGAGACGCCGCTCCTTGGCCTTGCGCGCCGCCAGATAGGCTTCCAGCTTAAGTCCGGTCAGGGCCTTGTCCTCGGCGGTACAGACATAGCGGAGCTTGCCGTCCGACTTGTCAAAAACATAGATCGTGCCGGCGTCGAGCAGATCGCGGCGCACGTCGACCTTGCAGCCGATGTAGTCCACCAGCTCGGGCGCGGAATAGTGGCCGCTGTCCAGGGTGATGCCCTTCTTGCCGACGGTCGGCGTGGCCACCGGGGCAAGCAGGATGTCCAGGACACGGGGATTTGTGATCGCCTCGGGCTGGCGCGGGCTGGCCTGGCTGACCTCCAGGGGCGAGCGTCCGCCGAACTTCTTGCGGGGTTTAGTTTCGTCCCGGATCACCCACCGGTCGACAAAGACCTGCATCTCGGCCAACGTGTAGGGGATTTCCACGGCTTCATTGCCGGGCTCCATGATCTTGGCCGCCCAGACGGCCTGTTCCCGCAAGGCCTGCCGCTCGCCGACGCTGTGTCCGCAATAGCCCGGCATCAGCTCGACCAGGTCGTGCAGATAGGTCTGCAACCCGCGCTCGACAAAAGGCTTTTCCTGGCCCTGGTACTTTCTGCACAGCTTCGGGTCGATGCCGAAGGCCGTCAAAATGGCCGTGATGTGCCGGGACGTGTAGTCCTTGCCGTTGTCCGTGCGCAGCCGTTTGACGATGCCCCAGTCCAGGAAGCACTTCCGGAGGCAGGCGGCCACGGCCAGACTGCGGGTCACGGGGGCCACCACCATCTTTTTGCGGCCGGAATAGACGTCGATGACCATGATGATGGCGCACCGCTTGCCGTCGGCGGTGATGACGTCGTTTTTGGTCGAATCGGCTTCCCAGGTGTGGCAGAAATGGGTCACGTCGTGGGCGGCGTCGCCGAAGGCGGCGAGGTAGCCGTTTTTCCATTTGCGCGGGTCTTCGAGCAGCGCGTAGAGTTCCGGGTTGTCCTTCTTGAATTTCTTGACGAAGCGGTAAACGCTGGCCCGGGAGGGGGCGGCGTCCTTGAGTTCCCCTTCAACCAGTTCCAGCAGCTTGGCCGGCCGGATGAGGGGCTTGGCCTGGAGGTGGGCCAGGAGGAAAATTCTCGCTTCAGGTGAGACGGACGGCTGCGTGCCGGCGTTGGTTCCGTGTTCGGAGAGCAGTCCGGCCAGGCCGTCGCGCTTGTAGTCGCCGCGCCAGCGGCGGATGGTCCCCGGGGAGAGTGATTTTTCTTCGCGGTAGGCGTCCAAGGGAACGCCCGGGGCCTCGCAACGCGCGTAGCGTTCGGAGAATTCCCGTTCGGCCCGGCCCCTGCCCATACCGGTCCAGGCGATGAAGGTTTCAAACGCCTTGAGGATGGCCAAGCGGGTCTCGGCCCGCTGGCGGCTCCATTCCGGGGCGGCCTGGAATCGGGCAAGCAGCGCCTGGACGCGGTTCTGGTCGGTGACGGCGGCCGGCAACTGCTCGGGCTTCGCCCCCGCCTCGTGTGCGGACAGGGCGCGCTGCACGTCTTTGGGCAGGGAGGCGAAGAGGAACAGTCGGCGCTTGCCGCCACGGCCAGGCGACGGCATCTCTTCGTAAAGCCAGCCGTCCTTTTTTGCCTTGGTTTCGGCCCTCTGGCGTGACACGCCGAGCGCCGTTCCAATGTCCTGTGCCGTGTACTTGTCTTGCATCGTGCCGCCGTCCGTCCGCTTGTAAAGGTTCCGCGTCCCCTGATAGGGTTTCCGTCACCCGTTCATCCAACCGTCAACCCGCAAAGGAGACGCGGAAATGTTGAACACAGAATTTCATGATATTTTTATTTATAATCCAACTTCTGGCGAAGCTCATTCCGCAACTCGGCTCACCTACTCATGCAATCTCAACAAAAACAAAATGGCGAATTGGTGGGTAATCCCGTTTGACTCTGAAGAAATGCTCCACAGTTACATCAAAAATATGGCAAACTCTGAATTCCCTATGAGCCTGTGTCCTCATTGCTTCCCGGACATCAATATAACGTAAGTTTTTTCCTTGGCTGCTCATCAGGCCGGACGCGCCACCGTCCGACGACCGCCCGCGCGGGGCGGTTTCGCAATGGCTAGTTCTCTTCCCCAAGGAATTCCTGCATAGTACGGGACCAGGCATACGAGCTGCCGTTATCAACCATCAGTATCCCGACGCCGCAGAAACCGAGAAGTGCTGCCCGAATCGCCGTTTCCGGCAACTTGTTTTGCCGCAAAACCTGGGCAATCTGCCGCATCTCTTCCGCCTTCCCGGTCAACCGCTTCCGTCTGCTCATTGCGTCACCCGCCTTTCACTCGTCATCGACGAGGTGGTTGCCGGATATTTTTCGCGCAGCCGCGTTCTTTCATGCACAGCCTTGCGCCATTTGGCCTCGTAACCAACAGACAGAGCCTCAATGCCGTCCAAAGGAATGAGTCTTATATGAAAGTAAACACCACGTTTTCTCCAAAATCGAACACCAACAAGTAACATCCCATCGCGTATTCCGATGTAGTCATACTCTGCATACCTTCCGTCGAACGCAACTTCCGGGAATCTTGTTCGATTAAGTCCATGACCAGCCTTAAGCTGTATGCAAACAATCGGGACATACTTGCAACGCTCCATGGCTCCTTCAAGCGTCCTTTCGATTCTGTTCAAATTGATTGTTTTCAAGAAAAACCCAAAGAAAGGACCGGCCTTTGGGTCTTTTTCTCCACGAAGCATCGCCTCCCTTTCAAACCTTGCAACGGACAGCCCGAGACGCCTGCTATCTTCCGCCTGAAATCTCATAACAACCTCCTTTCGTTCCGTAATATTTTCCGCGCCCCCGCAGGGGATGGCGATCTGGTCGCTCTACCTCTCGTGCCGGGTGGACTGGCGATCGTGTCGCTCTGCCCCCGACGCCGCGAAGGCGCGGAAATTCCTGGCGGCCTAGGCCGCTTGTTTGCTGTCCTCGCCCAGATACTTGGCCGGGCAGCCCTTCCGGAGCAGCCAGGCGCGGATCGCGGGGGCGGTTGTCTTGCGACCGGCCAGGAAGTGGCTCACGTAGCTGCGGGACACTCCGGCGCCGGCGGCCACGTCCACGCCCTTGATTTCCTTTCGGAACAGCCATTCCTTGATCTTTTTACCCTTCACCATTGATCCGCTCCCACAGGGCGCGCTTCTTGCGGCCGCGCCGCCGTTCCTCGACCACCACCTTGCCCAGCTCGTAGACGGCCGCCTGGTCCGGCGGCAGCACCGCGAAGCCGGCAGGGCAGGCGGCGGCCAACATGCGGACGTCACCGAGGATCACGGTCAGGGCGGCGACGTATTCCAGGGGGATGTGCCGCTCGCCCATCTTGCTTTCGGCGGTCCAGTTGTTGATGTGGTTTTCGCTCACGCTGCCGCCGGTCAGCCGCGAAAGCTCGTCGGCGATGTAGGCCCGGGTCAGTCCGGAGGCCGTGATGGCGGCGTCGAGTGCCTCGTGGACGGCCTCGAGGCGGCGCAGGCTGCCGGCCGCCATGCCGGCCGTGGGCAGGCTGGACAGGGGCAGCTGGAGCTGCACCATGGTTCCGCCTAAATTTCGCCTCGTCTTTGCCATTGCCCTTCCCAAAATTCCCGACTAGATTCCGGGCATGACGGTCAATCTGTTGACCGCTTGAGGGTAGAAATACTGCCCAAATTGATACCGGTCAACAGTTTTCGCAGGTTGCAAATTCATTTTTCCAAGTTTTATGACAAAAACTTGCCAAATACCTTGGATAACTTGCAAAAAATGAATACCCCTGAAGCAGATAAAGTTGCAAATTCAGTTGCATATTCGGCCTCAAAATATGCAACTGACTTCCTTGACGTCTTCAACCGACTTAAAGTCGCGACAAAAACCAAGACAGACACGGAGCTATCACAGGCGCTAGGGTTGAGACAGTCAACTATTTCAGCAGCTAAGAGCAAAAAAGAGATTCCCCCAGGCTGGGTTATCGATATTGCCAGGAGGTTTGGTGTATCGTCGGACTGGTTGCTCTTTGGCTCTGGCCCAGTGCAGCGTGAGCACGCCCAACTTGCCCCGGAATCAGAGCAAAAACCGGGCATCATCCCGGAAGGCGAACCGCAATGGATGAGCGCGAAAGAGGCGGCAGAGAAGGGATTTAGCCTCATTCCCAAGGTCCGGGCGCGACTCTCGGCCGGAACAGGAAGCCTGGAGACCGAGGGGGCTGTCGTTGGGCTCTACGCGTTCAAGACGGATTTCCTGCATCGCAAGGGGCATCCGTCACGAATGGTCCTGATGGATGTCACAGGCGACAGCATGGAGCCGGTCCTGATGGATTCCGATTCTGTACTGATTGACGAAAGTCAGAATGAAATCATATCCGGTGGGCTGTATGCGGTGGGAATAGATTCAAGCGTGCTGGTCAAATACGTCCATGCCTTGCCAGGGAAGCTCGTTTTCCGCAGCCGGAATGAACGGTACGATCCAATCGAGGTCGATATGGCCGGCGACTTGGCCGATATGGTTCGGATCATAGGCCGGGTGGTCTGGAGCTGCCGGGAGTACGTGCGCTAGATTCTCACTTTGCCTGAAACTTTCGCCCGATTTTCGGCGAATTTCTCATTTTGGTTTTCAGGCGTTTTCGCGCTTGGCCGACGCCCACCAGCCCACGTCCGGCCTATGTTTAGCCTATATTCGTCCTACCCGATCTAGGCCCTACGCCATTTCTCACTTTGCCTGACTCCCCACACTGCTCCCAAAGCAGGCGCGCTACCAGTCTGCGCCACGCCCCG